TAACTAATTTACTTCTTCCTTTATCAAATTCTAAGCTATAGTTGATTTGGTTTAATAAAAAATCCATTCTACTAAAAATAGGATGCTCTGTTAAATCAAAATCTTTTACTTTTAAAAATTTATCCATATTATCTAATTCATTGAATAATTTTCTTTTAAAATACTGGATCGTTAAATAAGCAACATAAACTACTAAAGCTGATAAAACTACTTGAATACTATGATTTAAAATTGTTTTAATTATATTATCTAAACTAATTTTCAGCACCTCCCAATAAAACTTCAAAACTCAAATGTTAATAATTTCATGCTGATTCCTCCTAACATAGTAGCAACTATATCTTGTTCCTCAATATGACCATTAGTCCAATTGTCAATTAATTCTTTTGATACTGCTACAATTAAAACATATTTCATTGGATGTTTTGTGTTTGTTTTTGAAGCAATATAGTAAGTTATAACACCCCCTCCATAATGAAGAATTTTATCATCTTTAAAATTAATAATATCTTCTTCTTTAGCTAAAGTTTGAGGTGATAATAAACAAATAATTAAAATTAAAAATATAATCTTTCTCATATTACCACCCTGCAATATTTATCAGGCTATCTTTTGACAAATCTAAATTTTCTAAAGTAGTTTTCCCTGTTGCATTATTTATATCATCTTCTAAGCTATTACAGGCATCTCTCATAGCATTTATAGCATCTGATACTTCCTGTTTAGTAGCTCGTGTATCTAAATAGTAATCTTGAATGTCAGTTTTATTTTCTAAGACAAATAAATTTTGAATATCATAGTCTTTAAATCTGTCATTGATTAATTGACCAGCTATTCTTCTAACTAATGATAATTTTTTATTCTTTTCTTCTTCTAAAGTAGAAATATGAGGGTCATGGATTAGCTCTAAAGTATCTAAATCAACTTTATATTCACTTTGATTATTTAAACAATTTTCCCACTCTTCTTTTGTAGTTTGTATAGAAGTAGAAGGAATAGAACAGCCCTCTTCTTTAAAAGTCCCATGAGTTTCCTCACTATAAAAACCTAATATTTCACCTGTAGAATTATCGTAATGTGCATATCTCATTAATTATCCCTCCTTTAATCCATTCCTATTGCGACCCAATGAATAGCGTCTGGTGGTATTTCCTCACCCCCTGAGTCATGAACTTCATAATAAAAAGTAGAATTTGTAGGTGGTTGATACTGTTGTACTGTTCTCTGATGATAACTTGGGTTTGGATGTTCTGACATAGCAATTACAGAATAACAAGCACTCCCAAAAGCATCAGGGAAATTTATACTACCTCTTCCATATACATCAGTTTCTCTGCCCCATTGTATTTTAAGTCCATTTGGAAATTTGATATAACCACTACCACCAAAACTATTAACCATTGCTCCATTGTGCCAAGCAGTATTTCCATCTATTTGTAAATCATTGACTATATCAACTACTCCTGAAGGTAAAACTGACATTCTTGTAACAGCATCCCCTCCATCAGAAGTTTTAAAATCTATAGTCCCATTCTTAGTATTGTTATTATAAATATCAATTTCTGACTTTAGTTTTGTGTCATTAATAGTCCCCAATCTTAATCCTCTATTACCTGTAGCACCTCCTACTATAAAGTTTCCATGACCCTCTTCATCCCACATTTTAATATTATCCTCATAACCTATAGTCATAAAATCTGCTGATCCTGTATTAAAAGTAATATCTCCTGTTAAAGTTCCACCATTTAAATTTAAAGCGTTAATATCGCTTGAAACTACAAAGTGTGGGTTTGAAGTGTTATTCCTATGATTATTAACATCTGTAACTAAATCAATCCCTTGTACTAAATCAGCATTTAAACCACTACCTGCTCCATCATTTTGGTCTGTCCATACTTTTCTAAAATTACACCAACCATCACTTTCTCTATATCCTCTAAAGTATAAATCAGTTCCTTTTTTATCAAACATTAATTGACCTTGCCTATAATCATTTTGCTTTATATTTAAAATAGTTTGCAGATCCCCTGTATAATTATTATCAGGAGGTAGATCACTCATAGTTAAACCATTAGGAATATTGTTTAAAGAAGGGTCTGTTCCATCAACTGAAAGGTATGGTTGCACTCCTTCTTCTTCAATAAAGAGTTTACCACTTGGAAATAATTGCATAGCAAGTTCTGGACTATCCCCATTTAAGCCAGAAGGGTGGGTATAAAAGTCAATACCTTCTATATCAGCATCAGTTCCATCTTGATTAGTTTGTATATAAGCGTGTCTACCTAATACTAACTTACCTTCTCCTGCTTCATTATTTGCTAATTTTAATTGACTTCCATAAACTGATAAATTACTTTCAAACACTCCTACCCCATTAACTTCTAATTGATTAGAAGGACTATAATCATCAGCATATCCCATAGCAATTTCGCCTGTTTGGTTTATTCTTAAAGGTAAATTCGTGCTATCTGTTCCCCCTGTATTTATTTGGAAACTATCACTTCTTGTCCCTCTTGCTAATCTTAATTGTAATAATGAATTTCCAGCAGCATCAACTGCTTTTACTCCTAATAAATTTGAACTATTTGTCTTTTTAAATAAGATGCCATCTGGATAATTACCTTCAAATCTTATTTGTTCTCTACTATTATTATCAAATACTATATTGCTATTATCAAAGGCTAAATTCCCTGTAATAGTCTTACCACCATTTGTAGTAACCACACTATTTCCTTGAACAGTTAAATCACCATTTGGAACACTTACATCCCCACCTTCATCATACTTAGTGATAAATTGGGAATTAGCAACATCATAAAAACCCCAACCACCACCACTACCTGTAGTATTTATAGTTGCCCTTTGGTCGGAGGTTTGTTTAAAGTCTATTAAATGATTAGCACTACCCCCAACAATACTATTCCCACCAACATCTAATTGGTCTGTCATAGTTCTTGTACCATCTAATCTTAATAATTCAGTAGCGTGTTCACCATCTAATTTGTCAGCATTTAACCCACTACCTTGACCCATATTTTCTGTATTCCAAAGTTTTTCCCAGTTTAACCAACTACTACTTCCACTATCATAACTCCTAATATATAAATCTGATGTTCCTTTATCCCCATATAATTGAAAATTCCTATTTTCACCCCTTGATACAGTTAATACAGTTCCTAAAGCAGAGGGATAGCCCCTTTCAGAATTAATATTTGACATTGACAATCCTTGTGGATAATCTGTAATATCTAAATCAATAGAAGGCTCACTAAATTTAGGATAAACCCCACTATCTGTAATTATTAATTGTCCTGCCATTGTATCTCCTGCTCTGTTTACTTTATCCCCTGCAAGTTCATCTAAAGCACTTTTTACATCAGAAGAAGTTAGTTCTTCATTAGAATTATCATAAGGAAGTTGAAAGGCATTTCCTGCACCAAAATTATCCCACTCATTATTCGCAGGGTCAGCAATATAAATTCTTCCTTCATCTGTTGAAATAAAAACTGTATTTTGTTCTACATTTTGATTATCTGGTCTATTAGCAATAGTATCTATTAAAATCTGGGGTAAACCATCTGGATTATCTATAATATTATTATCTAAAGTTTGTAATCCTTGAAAAGTTCGATTAAAAAACCAATCAAACCAATTATAAGGTGGTTTCTCATTAACTTCCCATCCTGTGTCTTTTTTAGCTTGAGGAGGAGTATCCCCTAAAGCATTCCATTCTGGTAATTCATTAATTAATCCAGGCATTTTATCGCCTCCTTCTTAAAAATTATATTACAATTGATTGTTTTTCTGGATCGTAAACTGCTACTAAACTTCCACCAGCACTTTGATTTAAATCTGAAAATCCACCAAAACCATCACTATCATCTGAATCTAATTCTGGTGTATAATCTGAAGTTCCTTTTTGACTAGCAAATGCAAAGGTTCCATCCCCAAATAATGCAACTCTCACTCCAGCTGCTGTTAATTTATTTATGATATCTATAAATTGTTTAATCGTTACTAATAAATTAGATAAGGTGTTATATGGAACTCTTATTTCAAAACTAGCTGCTTCATAACTATCAGCATTCCAATCAGGTTCAATAACACTTACATCATCAACTGGGATTTGTAAAACTGCAGCTATATACCCCAATAGACTATTAACATCTCCAGCTGATAAATTAGAGCGTATTTTAGAACGAATTAATAATTTAAATAAATCATCGTTTGAGCCACCTCTTAATTGTTCAACATTTTCACCATGTTTATCAAGATGTTCTCCATAAGCTCCATTAATACCACTTACTTCTTCAACATTTTCAATCTCATTTTCTAAATCAAATAAAGGTGCTAAAATTAAATTTAATACTTTTCCAAATTCATTGCTTGGGTCTTTAGAATAAGCACTTGGAAATAATTCTAAAATAGTTTGTATTTCTTCATCAGTTAAAGGGATTGTCTCAGCCATTTAGCTCACCACCTCAGAGAAACTTATATTAACGGAATCAATTCTAGCAACCTCTCTAAACCCAATTGTAATATTTACATTTTCAGATAAATCTCCTTCTGTGTCACCTAATAAAACATCAGTATCAATAACCCCATCTTCTTTATGCACTTCTGAGATTATCCTAGTAAATCTAACATTATCACCAATTTGCAAGTTATTAATATAGTTTAAGATATTTTCTTCAATATTAGATTGACCATCTGAACTATCAAAGGCATTAGTTATATATAAAGTAATATCAAGATAAATATCAACTCTAGTTGCTCTACTAAAAGCAATTTGTTTTTGAAATCCAACATCATCATAAACAGTAAATGACCCTTCATCTCCATAGGCTTGAATCCCAGCTGGCTTTACACTAAATATTGATTCTGCTACATTTGAATCTTGTCCTCCTAAAATAACTGTTTCAAAACTTTTAGGAGGTAATCCATCAGCATCAGTTTCAAAATCTGTATTTTCCATAACTAAACAAGCACTAGCATCTGTTTCATCTAAAACTGTTGCTCTAATTGAATTAACAGTTGCTCCACCTGGTTTATCAATTGATTCAATATATCTTTGTCTAAGCTCTGAATCACTTTCTAAATTTCTACCACCAGCAGTTCCAGTATTATTTAAAACTGAATCAACACCACTAATTGGATTTGTAACTTCTGTTATTTCACCAGAAGCAACATTTGATTCTTTGCCAGTTTCAACAGCTCTAATCTCAAGGGTAAGTTCTCCACTTGAACCAATCTGTTCATCATCACTATTTATTGTTTCAAATACTTTTGGATTTGGCTCATTTGTTTCAACTTTAAATCCTGGTGAAATAATAACTCCTTCATCACCATATATAGTTATTTGGCCAACAGCTTTTGAAGGTTCTTGTCTTGAGATTCCTATATATTGACAAACTTCATCAAGTTGAGCATTGCTTGCAGTTTGAACATAATGTGAGTTATATACATTTTCTAATTCTCTCCATTTATTAGCATATTTTAATGAGACTAGATTTATAATTTTACCAAATGGACCATCTTGATTTAAATTTATATCATTACCAAATAAATATTGAGCTACCCTTCCCATATCTTCTTTAATTTCTTCTCTTGATTTTCTTTTAAATCCTTCTGAAGTAACACCATAATCAACCAATTAAATCACCTCAACTTCCTGCTCAATAGTCTCTCCCTCTAATACTGTAGCTTCATAACCAATAGTTAAATATCTTTCTTCAGAATCAAAATCTATTATAATATTTTTAATCTCATTTACCGCATCATCCTCAGATAAAACTCTAACAACTTCTAATTTAATTCTTTCTTTTTTATTATCTAGATTTGAAAGTATTTCATGCCAATCGATCCCTAAATTTAAATCTAAAAACCATTCATTAAGATTTGTTAGCATTTTAATTTTTAATCGTTGTTTAACTTCTTCTATATTCTCTACGAATACTAAATTTCCATCTTCATCAATCTCAAATTCACCATTATTATTTAACTTTAAATTTTTCATTAATCTAACACCACCTTAGAACTACCACTATAATCAGTTAAAACTGAAGTTGTTGAACTAGTTGTGGCAGCAGCCCCAGTAGATAAAACATAAGGGTGGGTATGACTTAAAAGTAAATTTTTTAAATCATTTAACTCACTTAATAAAGCTACTACATCACCAGGATTACTTGAGCCTAATTTTATTTCATCAGCTATTAGTTTTGCTATAGAAGTTTCAATAGTTGTATTTCCAGAAGCAGTGACATCTGCATCATTACAATCAATCTCAACATTATTTCCAGAATTAATTTTAATACTACCATCTTTTTCAACTGTAATTTGGTTTGTTTCATTATCAATCTCAATACTACCAGATTCAGTCATAGATAGCTCACAGTTATTATTAATATTAGCAATATATAAATCATTTAAATGCTCACCAGTAAGCTCTGAATCATTATCTAGCTGTAAACCACCTATTACTATAGCATCATCTAATGAATGGTGTCTATCTAACTCAATTTCTTCAGATTTTCCAGTAATTAATAAATTATCTAAAGCTTTTTCACTAAAAACAACTTGAACAACATCATCTTTTTGATAAGGTGGCCTTATAACAAAACTCCCTGCTTTTAAAGTTCTAACTGGACAATCAATAATTGGTGGTATTTCAACAAATTCATCATCCATTTCTTTTTTATTCAAGAGTATTATATCAGCTCTTAATTTTTTAGGGTAAAACTTTTTTATTTTTGCTGGTAAACTAACATGAACATCATTAATTTTATCATTATTTATTTCTTTAATTAAATGCCCTAATTTTTTAATATTTTTATCATTCATATTTTTCCATCACCACCTCTGTTTTAAAATCATTACCACTAGCAATATGTTCCCCATTAATAACTCTAAATTTACCTGTTACCTTAGTATCTTTAAGATTTAATATAATATCTGGTCTAATTCTATAATTAAGCAACATTTTAGCTTTATAATTACCATTATTTAATTCAGGATACTCAATCAATCCATTATTAGGGGATATATTTATAATTTTTTCTGCACTTTTTTCTGGATTTAATAAATAAATATTACCTTTTGAAACATGTAATTTTAAATCAAAATCATTAGCTATTTCTTCTAAAGCTTTTTTACAAGTAGTTGAAAATGTCTTTCCTTTTGCATATCTTTTATTAGGAATATCTATCTTGCCAATTGAAATATCTAAATTATCAATAATATCTTTTGCAACTCTTTCAACCTTTATATTCTTTTTCCAAGTTCTATTTATCTTTTTATTTAGCCATTCTTTACTACTTTCTGAAATAACAATTTCTGTAATTTTATCTTTACTTTCCCATCTAGTTTTGATTTCAACAATATCAGATTCTGTGATAACACCAACATCATTTCCATACCCAGCTTTCAATAATAAATTTTCTTCTTTTGTTATTTTCTTTATAGTTTGACTTGATAAGTTAAAAATTTCAATTGACCCAGTATTGCTATCTGATTCAGTATCAAATTTAGTTGCAAAATCAATATAAAAAGGAGGAGAGTTTAGAGTTATATTATTATTTATTTTTACTACTTTATTTTGAATAAATAATTGATTTGCCATTTTATTCTCCTCCTTTTTCTAAAATATAAATTTTAACATCTTCTAAAAAATTATCAAAAGTTATTCCAGAAGATTGAGTTTCTCTAGTAAGTGGTAAAGGAACTAAATAGATATTAGGAAG